TTAATTTTCAGATGTATCAACTTCATTGGTAGAGCAAATAACAGACTCACCCAAACAAAAAAGCTGCCACTGCCCTGCACTCATTTTATGCCAAGTTTCGTCATCAGTAAGCGGCTGGGTGGCAATAACGGTAACAATGTCATTAGGGGTTGTTTCCTTTTTAAAGTCAACGGCTACTTCAGCATCAATTAAATTCGCTTTACCAAATGGCGCTCGACGAGTGATCCAGTGCAAATTATTAGAGCAATAGGCAAATATACTTTCGCCATCGGTGATAATGATATTCGCTACGCCTAACTCGTCAATTTTACTTGTTAAGCTAGCAATAAAGCGAAATAGCTCTTTAGGTGTTGGTTGTTGCTCGCCAAATTGATAATGAAGCTGATCTAAAATCCAACAAAAAGCATGCTCACTATCTGTTGTACCTATGGGTAAATGTAATTTTATTGGTAGTGCTTCTTTAAATTCTTTAAGTTGACCATTATGAGCATATGTCCAATTTTTCCCCCACATTTGACGGGTAAAAGGATGGGTATTTTCCAAGCATACGCCGCCAGAATTAGCTTGACGGATATGACAAACAACCGCTTCGCTTTTCATTGGATACTTTGTCACTAGTTCAGCAATAGGTGAATGGGCACTCGGTTGTGGGTCTTTAAAGCTGCGACACCCCTTACCTTCATAGAAAGTTACTCCCCAACCATCTTTATGTGGGCCAGTATTACCACCACGCTGCATCAAACCGCTAAAACTAAAACAAATATCCGTTGGGACATTAGCAGACATCGCTAAAAGCTCACACATAAAACAACTACCTTTATATATAACAGTAAGTTACATCAAAAAACACAAAAACTTATTTTAGAAAAGTGTCAGTTAGAGTGTCAGTTAGGGAAAGAACAAAGTAAAAATATACTTCATAAATTTAACTTTAGTTTATTTTACTAGGTAATAAGGGCTAAATCACTAGGTAATTGATTTATTGCAATGTAATGAATGGTGATTGGTTGCTGGTATTACACAAAATCACCTGTTAGCAATTTTCAGTTTTACTTTTCTATATCTCGTTGTTTTAAATGGATATTTGGCTTTTGTGTTTTTTGCTACTTTTCTTTTGATCCTCACGTAAACGAGAAAAAGCCTTTACAATCAACACGTAAACTCACAACGACCGATTTAAACCTGATCCTTTTAATGAAAAATAGTGTAATTAATTTCGATCCTTTCAGTTTTTTGATCCTCTGTAAAGCCTATTACTGGCGCTGTATGAGCGATATAACTGTAGTATTCAAAAACTGAAAAAAAATTAAAGTATAAAGCGCGCAGGAGGGTGAGGAAGAGTGCGGATTTCGTATGATAGTTTCTCTGTGTTACTCGTTTCCGTGGCTAGAACGCTTGTCAAAGCTCTGTGTGCTGTTTAATTGCTTTGTTCTTGGTGGTGCTCGTTTTTATGTGGGGCTTTGCTGTGTGCTTTGTGCTGCGTTGTGTGGGGGTTTAATTATGTTAGTGGTTAGCTGAAGCATAGCTATTTATATCTGTACTCGATCATAAAAAAGCCCTGACATTGCAGGGCTATTTGTTTAATTGCTTTTGGTTCTTAAGCTGGGTCGGGCAAGGTTATTTTTGCGCTGGTTACGTTGGCCTTGCCTGCGTTGGCATATGTTTCGGGGTTGGTGTCGAATGCGTCATAGCTTCTTAGTGTTGCCCCTTGCCATACTGAGTAGTGACTAACTGTTTCATCTTTAGGAATGTCTACTACGACAGTGGCGCTTAAGTTGCGTTCTCCATTTGCGGCGGCTGCATATGAACACGCTTTGTTTGCTCCTGCTATTAGGTTCTGATCACCGGCTGCTGATGGGTCGCCAGAATGTAACTTTATTAAGTCTGGTGCTATTGCATTTAGCATTAAGTTTTTAGTTGATGTTGTTAATGGCATTATCTGACTTCCTTAATTTTAACTTCACCGCTAAAAATGGGCGGCAATTCTTGGTTGAGTTGATTGGTTACTGTGAATTGATGGTAAAAAGTTCCTGCTTTTTTTACTTCATCTTTGCTGATGCTGGTTTTAAATTCGTCACCTTCAACAGCTATGCCGTTTCCTAGGGTTTTGGTTAGTAACGGCTGAGAGCTGAACTGTTCGAACAGCTGATATTTTGCTGATGAAAAATCGGCGGCTGATTCACCCGTGGTAATTGACGTGTAAAATTGTTGATCTCTGTTTTGGTATAGTTGTGAGCATTCTTTGGTCATTAGCATATCACTCCGTTAAATCGTTGGCTGACTACTTCACCGTTAAATTGCTGTTTGACAATTGTTCCGTTAAAGCGTTGAAAAACTATTTCGCCATTAATCCTGAATTGGTGCAGGTATATTGGTTGTGCAGAATTTAAAAACAATGCATTAAGCGTTATGGCTTGGTTTGTATTGCCACTTAAATTGCTTTCTTTTTCGGCTTCGCCGACCATGTTGGGTTGCTGAGATAAAACAGACGTGATCACTGCCGTTTTTGTTGTGGCTGCGCTTAAGTTATTTGGCTGCTCTATTTGGGTGCTTTGGTCGCTTGTTTTACTAACGTTTGCGCTAGTATGGGGCGCCAGAGTGATAGATGCTGTGAATTCGTGAACTTCTATCGTTGTGCTGGTAAATGCGGCGCTCAATACATAGTTTTGTTTAAGATCACCCGTTAATGTTGCTGTTTTAGTTTTTGTCGCTTGTTGTTGGTGATTTTGGGCTATTGATGCAGATAAATTGTTATTTTTCTCAAACGACACTGTGAATTGGTTGTTTTGAATTATTGCAGATAGAGCACCAGCTAGTTTGTTTAGGGAGCCGCTTAATTCAGGGGTGGCATTGATTGTTGCTGAAAAGCTGTAAGTTTCAGTGTTACCACCTAAATCAACCCAAGCGCTACCGTCGGTAGGAAAGTTAACACCTGTGGCATCGTTGCCACCTACAGTGTCTATTAGCGTAAGTTCTCCTGCCGCATGAGATGATGCTGTAGCATCCCAATTCCTATTGTTTGCAGTTGTAATTGCTGCTGTTATTTTTAGTAACTGCACATCGCCATGAAAGTATTCCTGCGCCTTTCTTCGAAACAATTGCTCTATTTTTAGTTCTGTATCATCTGCTGGTGATGGAGCTGTCAACACGCTTAATTGGGTTTGTGTATCAATTAAATCCCAGACACCTGATGTTTTTGTTAGTGTGAAGTCATACCAATCACCGACAACTAAAGGTGTCGAATAAGTTAACTGGTGCAATGTGCCAGATTCTGGCCTAATAAGCATGCTAGAAAGATTACTACCTACTAATCTAAAGATACTATTGTTGTTGGCTAGATTGCCGAAAACATTTCTATATAATGCAGCACTGCTTAATCTAAAGATTGTCCTTACACTGCCATCCTCGCCTGCAGGGATAGATGTAGCAACTATAGTAAAATAATTACTTTGCCCATCGCATTTTACCGCCCAACCCATTAGATTAACCCAACAGTAAAATATGTTAATTTCATTTTGATTGTTCCTATCTTAATTACTTTGTTATGGGATCAAGTCTTTCTTTTTGAGCGTTGGCATCAGTGGCTTTGCTGGTAAATGTACTTGCTACATCGGGTACGCCTGTTTTACCTGAGCCTGTTGCTACGCCTGAGTGCTTATGGCTTGCGCATGTGTTGGCTAATTGGGTTACGGTTGCCATGAGTTCAGATAAAAGTTTCAATACATTTTCATCGTTTGAACCTAACCATGTTTTAGGGCTGCGGTGGTCTTGCTCAATACTGGCGGTTACTTTTCTGGTTTGGCATTGAAGTTCGGCCAACTTACCAATGATGTTTTTCATTGATTCATCGGTTTTGTTTTCAAAGTTACCTTGCTCGTCTATATGTTGGTAAACACCATCACGTACTTGAACACGGCTTTCACCTTCTTTAATAGCAGGTAAATCCCAGCCAAAAGGCAACACAGTTCTTATGAATGGTTTATCTGGTCGGCCATAAGCAAAGCCAATTTCTACAATGGAATTAATAGCGGGTGGCTCTAGCCTGCCCGCTTTATTTCCTGCACCTGGTAAAGGTAGAGGAACGGCTTGTAGTACTTTAGATTTTGTGGCTGTGCCATTTTCATCAAGCAATTGCACATCAACGGCGTATCGAGGATAAAAGGCATCGCTTGCCCGCTCTCCGTCTTCGGTTGGCAACTCAGGCAAGGCCACTACTTTACCCCAACGTGGTAAATGTAATTGCCCGGTTAACTCAGGGAATAAACGACGAATAATTCTATTGATCACTTTTTCCATAGTTACCAGCTTATTGTCATATTTGTGTCTTTAAATTCAACTTTGGCAATACGTTCGTTGTTTGCCAAAACGTTAGGGCGAATCATGGGCGCGGCGGGCATGGTTGCTATTTTTCCGGCTTGGTGTCCTGTCATCATACTGTTGGGTATTTGAATGGGTTTGTCATGCCAGAATGAATCGGCATAACTGCCAACAAATACTTTGCCGTTGCCCTGTTGCTGCCAAATAAAATCATTGATGCGAAAAGCGCGGCCAATATTATCTAATACTGCATAGCCTGAGCTGTCACAGTAAAAACACGGGATTGATGTTTGTGCATAGGCTTTATTTGGTACAACAAATTCAACACCACTTTGTTTGGTGAGTTCGGCCAATACCTGTTTTAAGGTTGGGTGTCTTAGCATTACACTAAAGTTAAAACTTAATGCGGCGGCAAGCTCACGACAAAACAAGGTATACCAGCCATTTTCGGCGGGCATTACACGCTCAACATAGCCGATAAATACTCGGTCAAGCATGTTTCCCCAACCTAAATCAACGGCCACTTGTGAAAACTGTTTAACGCTTTTATTGACGGTAATTTGGCAAGTACCTGGTGTGCTTGCTTGCAGCACTAACCAATGCTCTTTCATGTCAATTTGCTCACCATCAACATAGGCTTTAGCAATAAAACGCGCGTTAGCTGTTGTCATTAGGTTGTTCTCAGTAGGCCAAAGTTAGTTTCTAGTTGGGTTTTCAAATCGGAAAACGCCACAAAGTCATCGCCTTCACCTTGCACGTTGGCGGTTTGCTCTGGCTGACGTTCTTCTACTTTTTGCGGTACTGAGCGATATTCAGCAAGGGAAAAACTAACACGCCATTGGCGGGTAGTATCTTGCTCGGCGGCATCAATTTTGCTGCTAAACCTCACTTGCTTAACACCCAAAGCACTAGCCGTATGGTTGTTAATACGGTAAATGGTTCGGGCGCCCTCTTGGGTTGCTTCGGCTAATGCAAATAATTGCGATAGATGATCAGCATCATCAAACAGTACGTAACCCGTTACTGTGAGTAACTTGGCTTTGGTGCCCGTTTCAGCCACGTCGGTGCTTGAGCTTTGCCCGCTAGCATCTTCACTGGCAAGCGCTTGGCTTGCTGTGATGCGAAGTGACTTAAGGTTAATTTTTGTGGTGTTTAGGGTTAGCATTTCAATAAACCTTGTTTAATACAGCCTATAACCTAAAATTTGATAATTGTGATAGGCAACATTATTAGCGGCTACACCATCTGATATTCTATGAAGATTAATATTCCATACTTTGCTGCCATTAATTGCAGCACCTGATGTCCACCTAGGTTTAAAATTATGGGAATCACCTGAGGTTCCCACCATCTCAACAGACATATGAGTAACTAATTCATCAAAATTTATGGTTAGTGCACCATTGGCGAGGTCGCTATCATTAATCGAAGCTATAGCTATATTTTTGTATGAATCGCTGATCACCCCGTTTAAAACAACAGCCGCAGCAACAACACCACCATTAAATTCGCTACTTTCTGGCACAACAGAGTTTTCTATTGGTTGGTTTGAGAATTCACAGTATATTTGAGCAAAGCCTGTATATTGATTGCTTCCATTACCTGTAACCAATTCATAGTCTATTGGGGTTAGGCTCACAATGGGATCATCACCATTGTTTAAATTGTTTAATTTAATGGTAGAACTGTCACCAGATACGTTATACAGCTTGCCGTTAAATTTAAACTTTGTAACACGACTAAAACGTGAATTACCATTAATACGCGAGTTGAATGTCATGCTACTTAAAAAAACTTCTTTTTTAATGTTCTTACATATGTAGCTTGCAAAATCAGCATAGCCGCTCTTAGATGGGTGAACAGAGTCAGCAAACATACCTGCCTTAAGGTTGGTATAATTCTTAGTTCCGTCACTTGACCAGTCAAGGTAATCTATTACCTGAATCTCAGGAAATTCAGTTAACAATTCATCAGTCAACCAATTATTTATCTCTATGGCTTGAGACTCTTTTATTTGATCATAATTTAATTCAACCCCGATATTGTCCAAAATCAAGGTAATGTTATTATCTTTGCAGCTTTGGGCAAAATACCGAAAATTATCTTTAATCGTTGGTGTGTCTACACCTTGAAACACATCATTTACACCAACATGAAGATAAACTAAATATGGTAATTGATTAGCAAAATTCATTGTACTATCACCAAGACCATCGCCCGGATTATTAACTAGATGTAAAACATCTCTTAACCACCTATTTCTTATATTAACTGTCGTTTGCCCACCTATCCCATGGTTAATAAAAGGAATACCAAATTTTTTACTAAGCTCATAACTTAACTGACCAGGTTGTGATTTATAGCTAGCATCAAAAGCGGGGTGTAGTCTTCCATGTAAAGCTGGGTGCCCTTCTGATATTGAATCACCAATAATCACAGCATAAGGTAAAACTAAATCTAAATTGGCATCTTGGTCAGCATTTATCAAAAGCCCAGAATGTGCCGTAGTATCTAGTGAAGCTGACTTATTTAAATCTTCTGGTAAATATTCGGTGTTCGAAAATAACGGGCTAGCCGTTTTACATGCAACATAACTGTTCTCGGTTGTTCTTATTTCTTGGTAAGTAACATCACTTTCAGCTTTGTTTCTGTAGTTTTCTTTTATCCATTTGCTTTCAGCTATTCCCTTGTCTTGCCGTAAGTCATCAACAGAATCAGCGGCAGCTATTGTCGCCAATTTATACACATAGTGCTGCTTACCATTTACATCAATGTAATCATTCATTTCAGAATCAGTAACGGTAAAAACATGCTTAGGCTTCCAAACACTTGAAGCGTCACCGTCAAAATAAGCATCAACATAAACAAATTGCGGATAAGTTTGCAGCGTTAAAATGTGTGCGGCTTCTTGCTCAATGCGCAAACCATTTACATAGCCAACACCGGGTAAAACATCAAAGGTATTCACCGTGGCACGGGGAACAACTTTAAAACCGTCACTAATAAACCAGTCTTTGCCGTTCATATCACTAGCTAGTTGTCTGGTTAATTCGTCCATGCCTGATAAACGGGCGGTAAAGTCTAGTTGCCATGTTTCAGGCGACACATTAATGGCTGTTAACTCAGCAACACCTGAATATTCAATAGAAAAATTACGATTAAGCGTATTGCCTGCAACGCCTTGCACGGTTTTCGTTTTATTTGTTGTTGGAACATGGTTGATAGCTATCAAGGTATCGTTAACCGATGAATATAGCCCCACCCAGTTGAATTCGAAATCGCCCGTAACACTGTCTAACACGGTTGAATAGACAACAGAGTTTTCATTGATGCGGCCAACTTGCTGTACTATTTGGGTATGCACTTGTTGCGCTAACGGTGGTACACCTTCGTTGCGATCAATTGCTGCGCTTGGGTCTTGCCCAGGAACGTTAGCAAAAATAAAAGTATCTATGTCTAACTGCTCATTAGCCTGTGCTTTTTGTGCGAAAAGTTTTTCACCTAGAATTGTAATTACTGAAGCCATTGTGTTTCCTCTATTTCTTAGCTAATAAGTTATTTGTTTGTTACGTAATTTGTAGCAACAATGTAGTGTGATTCACTGTCCATGGTTGCTAGCCCTAGTTTTGGGCTTAGGTCATCATTTAAACTGGCAATGCCCGTTAAGCTGTCTAAAGCAAAATCAGACGGTGGTGCCACTAATGGCATACTGGCAATAGTGTCGTATTGGTAGCGCCTTGTTGTTCTGCCGTATTGCCTAGTAATATTTTCAATAAGCCCTGTTCGGTCGGCTAAGTCTGAATCAAGCAATTGCAGGCTTACTACATCCCAGTCGGTTTCACTTACCCGTTCATCAATAGTGATGTGCGGTGTGCCTAGCTTTTCAAACATGTAATACCAGCCCTCTTTGCTGCCTGCGCCTTTGGCAAACTTTAGGGCGTATTTCACACGGGTACGGTATAGGGTTTCGGTTTCATGGGGCAGTTGTTCAATGTCACGTTCCCATGCAAGTAAATGCACAAGCTCAAGCTCTGCGGTCATTGGGTCAAGTTGTTTAGCCGGCCACGCTATTAAGTCACTAACACGTTGCCAAAAAAGCACGCTGCCTTTGCGTAATTTGTCTAGCTCACTGGCAGGTTTTGCCAACCAGTAAGGTAGCTTTGTTAACAAATCCCAATTGCTAATCATTAGGAGTTACCATCGGTAATAGTTAAACTATTTAAGCGCGGCACATCATTGGCGCTGGTAATATCGCCTTGTGCCCAACTTAATGAATCAATACCGTCGAATTCTTTATGTAATTCTTGCCCTAAACGGCTAAAGCTAAAACGGCTATTAGGTGCGGTTTTAGTGGCTGTGTAGTCGTTGTTTTCACGAAACGCACAACGAATAAAATCGTCAACGCTAGCCAACAAAGCTGTTACTTCAGCTTCAAGTAAGTGAACGTGCGGGTAAATGGTTACGCTGATATCTTCGGCGGTGTTTGGCATAGCAAATACTTGTAAATCATCGCCATGGCCGTGAAAGCCTTTTTCAACAATGTGATTGTTTAAATCATCAATGAGTTGCTGTGATGGTTCGCCAAGGTCTAACAAAATATAGGCATTTGCTGTGCCTGGTCCACGCGGTGCGTCATGCTCAAAAAATATGTTGTTAGTGTTTAGTCCTGATTGCTTGGTAAGAATAGCGCTATATACCGCGTCTACATGCCAAGGGGCTGCGGCGGTAAAAGCGTTACGTGTTCTTAGTTTTAGCTCTTGATTGGTTTCAGCATTGGCGCCCAATACAGTAAGCCACTCGGCATCATTGCTTACACTGCCAATGCCTGTTACTGATTCGGGTAAAATATGGTAATAGCCTGCGCCAAGGTTGTAATCTTCCCCGGCGAACTCTGCGGTAACGGGCACTAAAACGCTTTTTTCGTTTTCAGGCAAAATAACGTCGTTATTGCTGATCACTCGATACACTTTGCCGTTAACACTGTCGGTTTGCACTACGGTGCCTGCACTAATTAATAAACTAGGGCCAAGGTTGGCAGCGCGATAAAAATTAATATTGCCTTGGGCAAATTCTTCGCTTTTGCGTGTTAGGTCATGCTCCCATGCTTTGGCTTCAATAAAGCTGTCATCGGTTGCGGTTTGTAAAAAAAGGTTAGGCAATATCTTGGCAATTAATACCTTGTTAACCATGTAAGTTGCAGGCTTGGCAACAATGGCGGTAATTAAACGCCAAAACGGTGAAAACGGTGAATCGTTGGCAATAATACAGCCTTCGGTTTCAACGTCTTGCTTGAACAGTGCTTTCCAGCCATCTTCTGTGGTGGGTATGCCTGCCTCTTCAACAATGCGAGTAAAATTAATTGTTGGTGTTTCGTCTGCCATGCTTATTCCTACGCTTGAGCTATTGGGGCTGAAATAATGCCAAAATCAATGGTTTGTGCTGTTACCCACCACTGGCCTTTGTTATGCTCGTTTTCTTGTACCGCTACTGTGCCCGGCATAATACGAATATCGTCTTCAACCAGTAATTTAATACGGGTTTGGGTGTCGGCATTGACGCCCGTGCCACGGTCACTAATTAATAAATTGGCTAAGCCTGTTTCAATAATGGCGTGCACTATGTCTTGGGCAATCACATCACGGTCGGTTAGGTACGTGGGGTTATGGCCTGCATCAAGCACCGCGTCACCATTTTGAATATGTAAATCAATAAATTTATTGCTAGCCATGCATTTCAACCAAGTTCATAAAGTTAGTTTCACCTTTGGCAGGGTAAATTTTCACCTCGCCAATTGAGGTAGATTTTTGCTGATTCGCGTTTGAAATTTGTTGGGTAATGCCGCCGTTTTCTACTCGGCTTTTCACTGGCGCAATAGCTTCAACACTGGGTGTACTTACATTTGATGCGCTCATATCAATATCAACACCTGGTATTAAATTGATTTTTTCAATAATCCAGTTAAGGGCATCATTAAAGAGTGCTTTAACGCCTGACCACACCGAACTAAACACGCCAACAATGGCTTTAACCCAGCCCCACTCACCCATGGTGGCTTTTAGGTCATCCCAGTAATAAATTAAGGCGCCCACTACGGCGATAGCAGCAACTATGCCTGCTACAATCATGCCTATTGGGTTGGCATACATGGCGATATTTAATGCGAGCATTACCGAGCGTAAACCTGACATACCAAGGGTTAATGTGGTGGTGATGCCTGACCAAATCATAGCGCCAACACCCCAAGCAACCATTGCCATATTGCTTGCGCCCATCATTAAGGTGAACAAGCCACCAGCGGCAACTAGGCTTAGTATGCCTATGGCGGCATAGCCTAAATATTTGGTTAAGGTTGGGTACTGTTCGGTAAAACTAACGAGATCACGGCCAACATCGGCCAACCAACCCGCCATGCTATTAAATACGGGTAAAATAGCACTGCCAAAGGCAGCACGAATAACAAACCAGCTTTGTGATAAACGTTCACTTTGGTCGGTCATGGCTGCGGCCATAATTTCGGCTTGCTCCATGCCTTTTACTTTGCCAAGTTCGCTAATGGAACCACCTAAGCTATCAATATCGTTCATTAATAACTTAACGGTTGATACGGCCTCTTTTGAGCCAAAGGCTTTTGCTAAGGCATCACCTTCAGCTACGTCTAATGTGTCGCCATACTTGCCTTTAATTTTGGTAAGAATGTCAACCATAGGTAACAGGCGACCATGAGAGTCGGTAAAGTCTAGCCCTAATTTCTTCTGTGCTTTACCTACTCCGGCTAAAAAGGCTTTGTATTTTGTGCCTGCTTCGCTGCCTGACATGGTGGCTTGCAATGTGCCTAAAATAGCCATTTGCTCATTCATGCCAATGCCTGCACTGGTGGCCTCTGCCCCAATAGAGGTAAAAGCCCCTGACATTTCTGAGCCTGTGGTTTTAAACATTTGCACTGCGGTGGCTGTCATGCCTGTAACTTGTTCAACCCAGTTACTTTTACCCATGCCGTTGGCTTGGTTTTTAAAAATACCGTACATGGTGCCCATGTAATCGGTAATGGTTGCGGCATCAGCTTTAGTGGCTGCGGCAAGTACGTTTGAAGATAAGGTAAACGCGGATAGGTCAGCATCACTCAAGCCACTAATAGCAGATTGAATATCATAACTTGACCTAACAAAATCAGTGGCCGATTTACCGTATTTTAAAGCGTACTCATAAGAAGTGTCTGTTAACTGTTTTAAGGCAGAGTCACGATCACCTACTAATGATTTAACTTCACCTAATGCTCTATCCATTTCAATGGCGGGCATCAGGGCATTTTGCAGGGCGTAACCACTTGCCGCAATACCACCCACACCAGACGCCATTTTCATGGTGCCTGCTTGGTAGTCACTTGATAAACCATTAAACTGCTTGCTTATCTTGGCGATAGGCTTAGTTATTTGGTCAATCAGGCCAACGGTAAACATCAGTTGCTTAGGTAGCATGTGGTTATCCTGCTATTTGCCGTTAGCCAATTTTTTTACTTTCCTGAAAAGGCTTTGGCTACGGCATTGGTTATAAGGTTTTCTAAATCTTCTCGCTGTCGTTTCATCAACCATGCGGCTCTGGCTAAGCTATTTTCGTCGTCACTTTCGTTGGGTAAATAATGACGACGAATAGCTAGTAATTGCTCAAGGCCGTTGTTGTCAATGGACTCGATCAGCGCTTCTATTTTTTTACGGCAATTTCCAGTACGGGCGAAAACTCAGCCTTTAAATTAGCGGCTATTTGAATTTCAGCACCGGGTGATGTTTCTAACAGCTTTTTAAAGTCGTCTTTGTCTTCATTGCTGATAGTGCGCATAACAAAATTGTGTGATGCTGCGGTCATTGACTCGCCACGGGCTGCGGAGTCCATGAAGTCGCTATGGTCTTGCACGGTCACGTCAAAGTTAAATGGTGCGCCTGCTATTAATAGTGCTATTGCTTGTTTCATGCTGTTTCCTTAAATGTTATGTTTTTTAAAAGTTCTTTTAGGTTGTCAAAACCTGTTTTCATTTGGCGTTCCATATTGCGCTCAATCCTATCGCCTAGTTTTTCAACTTCGTTTTTGGTGGCATAGGTTTCGGCAACATGGGTTTTATGCTCGCTGAGTAAATTGCGATTTTTAGTCATGGTGCTGTTGAAATAAGCAATTAATGGCAACACTATGGTGATCAATAGACCAACAAAGGTGAAGCCAACCCATAACCAATCTTTAATTTCCATGCAATTGTGCTCCTTGTTTAATGTTGTCGTTTTGCTTATTAATAAATTTGGTTTGGTCTTCGCCGCCTTTACTAGCCCCCAACCAATACACCACTACCGTGGCAACAAAACCGCTTATTTGTCCGGCTAAATAAACTATTAAATCTCTATTCCCTTCGGGTATCGCCCATTTAAATAAAGCGAAATTGACCGCACTAAATAACAAAAACAAGAAAATAGATAACAATGCTGGCATCCAGTGGTCTTTGTTTTCTTCTCTCGCTTTTTGAGTGTCAGCAAGGTTTGCTTGCTCACGTTGTAAAGCAATGCGCTGTAGTTCAATATTGCCTTGTCTAATTTGTTCACGTTCTTCATGCGCCCATTGCTGCAATTTAAGTGCGGCTTCAGGGTTGCTTTTAAGTTCTGCCGCTACCGCTTCAGGTGTGTTTTCAGTACCTAAAGCTCCAGCGATTTGGCTACCAATGCTTAATGCCATACCAGCGGGGCCACTTAGTAAAGGCGCTACTGAGGCAGCAATACCGCCAACACTGCTAACTATGTTTTTCCAATCCATGTTATTCACCTTTACCAACAAAATAATCGGCTTCTTTTAATCGCCTGGTGGTGTATCTATCACCAAAGTTACGCAATTCATTTACCATGGCTAACCAGTCTTGAGTAATGGCGTAAAACCAAAACTTAGGACAACGCTGAGCTAAGTTGCCGTATTGAAAAGCCACCGAAGCAATCACGGTTTGTGCTTGCTCAGGCAGGGTTTCAAAATCAATGTTAGAAACACGGTTATATCTATGCTGCAGCAATTGGCTTACTTGTCTTTTTACACAAACATCTATTACTTGGGCTTCATGCTCGGCAATCACTAAGGGCGTACTGTTTAGTGCGGCTTGTGCTTCTTGCCCTGTTAATTGGCAATAAGGTGTTAGCTTGCTGGCAATACCTTCGGGCAAAAGTTCGTGCAAGTCTTCACTTGAGCGTTGACCAATATCAAAGCCCGTTGCCACAGTAACGCCAGATTTTGAGTTGTCGGCATCAGGCACATAGCCCTTGCAGGTTGTACCGCCTTCTAACTCACTAATAAAAATAAAATTGATATTGCTCATGATCACTGCCTGTTATTTAGCTGCTTGTTACTGTTGGATATTGGCAATTTCTTCGGGGCGCAAATACGGCACACCGTTGATATGAACAAAATCAGGATCGGTAACATCAAACGGAATTTTAAACAGTGAGGCACTACCGCCTTTTTTATCAATGTCTAAAATGTCGCTTAATTTAATGCGACAACCAAAGGCTTCTACTTTCATTTCGTCTTTAGCGGTTTTGGCATAAAACAAAATGTCGAAAGTTTGCATAGCTCGCCATGCACCTGCCGCTTTCGCTGCATTTGAAATAAGAGCAAAGTTACTGGCATTAACCGACAACTCACCATTTGCGGCAACATCACCATCGACAAAACCGTCAGGTACGCCACCTGTTTGGCTTACTGAGCTATTGTCAGTAATGCTTAGTGATGCGGTGTCAACGTGAACCATAATATCGCCCAAGTTAACGTTAAAACTCATTCCTGATAAACGCATGGTTTATGCTCCTGTTAGTTACTAGAAAGGTCTAATAAAATGTTTACGGTAATTTCTTTCGGGCTGTTATACGGACGAACCACTAAATAAATAGTCACGCTTTTATTGCTATTCCAAACAATGGTTACATCACCTTCAATGGGTGGTTTAATTTCACCAGGGAACGGCGTGCCCAAAATAGTGGTGCTTTTGCTCATTTCGCGCAGTGGCTTCAAAAAGTAAGTTTTATTGAGCTCAATACTGTTTGGTGTTGAGTTCAAGGCACGATTAGCCACACGTCGAATCGCTAATACCCGCACTTCACGGCTAGCTTTATGCACACAACGTAAATGCTCAAGATATTGGTAATCACCACCAGCGGCATCAAGTGTTGAGGCGTCACCCCAGTAAATACCTTGAAAATCGTTATACCATTGCGGCACGCTTAGTCGTGCTTGTGACAAGGTGTTTAAGGTGGCAAGTGACAAAGGTGCATCGGCGCTGTCAGTTGGTGCGGCGCCTAAACCTAATACGCTGCCTGTTGCTACGCGCATTGGGCTGTCGGCAATACTGACACTTCGGTCACACAATCGCCCTGCTAATACGCCCACATTATTGCCATGCAGCTGTGGCACTGGCACAACTAAATGTGCTGCAATACCATTTTGTAAAGCAACGCTGGCCGCTTCATATTGCGCCCATGTTTGAGTGGCTTTATCAATACCTGGTATAGCAACAAGGCCAGAAACAAAACGCCCTAATGTTGCTTGTAATGAGGTTAAGTAATCATGGGTTGCGGTTAATTCTGGTGATGATGCTTGCACGTCACATAGCACGATAACTTCAAAGCTTTGTACTTCGTTAGCACGGTCAATGGCTTCAAAAACGTCTTCAGCTGCGGCTAATGGGTACACGGCTGCTGTCCAGTTTTGCCCTGCATTTAACTGAGCAGCAATGACTTGATCACGCAAATTGCTGTCGGCAAAAACATCGGTTAAATCTGTTTGAGCGCCCACGCTAAATAGTTGGCTTTCTTCATCAACATGACCGGCTAGGCCAATAAATAAGAAATGCCTTTCAATGGCGGTAATATCGCCTTGACCTAAATTTAAATTGTTAACTTGCACTTTACCTAATGGCATGGCGTTATCCTCGTCGTTGGTTTACTTGTGCTAATATTTTTACTAGTTGCTGTTGTACTGCTATTGGCGTATCACCTAAAAACGGCCTTGCTTTTACGGGTATTTGCCAACTATTTTTTACTTGTTTGTTTCGCAATTTACGCAATATCAAACCTGCTTTAGCTTGGGTTAGCGTTGCCATAATTTCGCGTATGCTTGCCCGCCTAAACCCTTTACCTTTACCGCGTTTAACTTTGTAGCCTTCTGCACTTAGCGCCTTTGCTTGGCTGCGAGTACATGGCGCTTTATAGTCTGGTTTGCCATGAATGCGCACCATGCGTGATGCATTCATTCGTTCAACACCACCTTCTTGTTGTAGTGCTGCTATTCTTCCCGTTTGTACCGCTTTATGCTTTAGCTCTAAACGGTTGCTATTTTTTACATAGGGCTCTAAGGTTCTGCCCATTTTTTTGAGCATTCTGGCTTTTTTACCATCGGCTCTTGGAGCAAACTTTTGCCCGGTAACCGTGCGTTGCTCTCTAATTCTTTTTCGTGCTTTAGCACGTTCATAGCGGCCAAGCGTTTTTAAAAGCCTTACCCGCTTATTGCGGGGCAGTGACAACAGCTGTAATTGCTCTTTAAGGCTTAATGCTTGGGCTTTGTTTGGCTTTATTACCAAGTTCATGGTTAGCCCTGCTGTTCGCCTTTCACGTTTACGTCAACATCTTCGGCATAATCAAGGGGAATAACACCAAGACGACAACGTTGGCCATTAAAAATGATTGGGCCATTGGCATCAGGAATTAGGTCGATATCATCAATTAATTCAACCTCTATGATTGCCATTGCGTTATCACTACTGATTACGTCTACATCAATTTCAGGATCAGATAAGCCGTATTCATCACGGGGCCAATCGTTTTCAAGTAAAAATGATGCCACCATAGCTAAAATGTTGTACGGATTTACTTCACGGTGTGGAAACTTTTCAATAGCTATTACGGCGGTATGTTTCCACTTAGCCACCTGGTAACCGTCTTGCCCTTTGTCTTCACCACTTAGCACTAAAGTGCCGCGTTCTTGCCATGCATCAATGTTATTTTGTTTGATCACGGGCTTTAAACTGCTAAATAAAAACTCGCATAATTCTTGTAACTTGGTTTTTTTAGCTGTCATAGCGCATGCACTCCAGCGCGGCCAAGGCCAAGCAATAAACGTACAGCGCGATTTGATTGCGCTAAAATGGCATTTTGCTGTTCTTCATCTTGGGCTTTGTTGTTGCCTGAATCTTTTTGATCAACGGCGGAAAAATAACCCATTAAATCGGCATGAGAACGGGCGTACACTGCACCACGATAAATGCTTTGTTGTGCCTCGTTAAATTCGGGCACATCAGTTGTTAGGGTGAAAGGAACTTCCGTGTAACCTTTCATAATAAATTTTAAAATTTGTTGCTGAACTTCACTAACGCTACGGTTAAGCGAATCAGCTAACACGTTTTCTTCATAGAACTCAGGTATGCGGCGGTGCTGCCTAAACTGGGCAGTTGACAAAACAGGCCAGCCACTATCTTTATCAATAATGATGTTTGCTTGTTGTTCACCTTCAAAACCAAATGTCATACCGTCACTCATTCAATTAGGTTCAGTGCAGTTAGCGTCGACGTGGTTATTAACAGTCGCCTGTTAAACACTCGGCTAGTGCACTGGAGGGTTGGGAGCCTTTTTAACAATGTGGGGTTATTGAGCGCTTAGCTCTTCTATAGCCCTAATACGCATTGCTATTTTATTTCTTACCGTTTTTACTTGTGCATGCTTATGCAGCGATGCGGCCTTTTCTAAAAGCGCATCGGCCTGACGTAACCGCTTGAGGTTGCCAACGTGCGATGGGGTAACATCGCCATTTTTAGCCCTGAGTAATGCCAGCCCTGCGAATTTATAAAACTTGGCGGTAACTTGCTCTGGTAGCTTCCACTCGTTAACCACACGGTCGAATACTTGTCCGAAATAAGGTTCGATGCTTTGTCCGTGTTCGGCCTGAGTTTGTGCCCAGTCAAAAACGGTGTCGGCAATAAAGCCGGGCCATTGTCGACGTATGCTGCTTGCCATGGGTTGTCCGTGCTTAATTGCAAGGAAAGCGTATTCAATGGCTTGACTGAGACTACCGACATCAAACAACCAAATAGTGCAATAAGCAAAAATAGGGTTGTCAGAATTATTTTTTGTTTTGATATTAGCTTCACTTTTACTTCCTTCATTCAGGGTTGATAAATGTTCACTTACAATAGGTAGCCACTTTGGTAACAGCACATCACGCTTATGCGTTATTTTGTCTGCCCTTCTGGCGAAACCTTTTAAACGTTTTAAATCGTTCTCAAGGTCAATTAACTGTAAATGCAAACTTGGGGCGTGCTGAGCATCACCCGTGAGTTTTACTTTTTCGAGCTGTTTTTCGGCTTGCTGGTTTTCTTTAAACTGGAAGATTTTGGCGCCACCGATGGCTTTTTTATTTCGGCTGTTGCCTCTTTTAACTCTTCAGTTGCAGCATTAATATCGTCAGCGGTATAAGCTAAATCACTGGCTGAATCTTCAACACTGCTTGCCGCGCTATTAACACTTTCAGCACTGCTCTCTACATCACTGGCAGCACTTTGAACGGCATCAGCTGTGCTTGATAACTCGGCTGTTGAGTATTCAATAGCGGTTTCAATGTCATCAATGTGGGTAATATCGCCCTTTTCATCAAGGGTGACTTTAGCTGTTGCGCTTAGGTCTTCACCGTCAGCAAGATCAATTCCCACTTCAACAAAATGAACGCGTTGTTCAACTAACTCTTCAGCCTTAGTTAAGGCATTTTCTTCACTAACGTTTAGCAGTTGAGCAAGCAAAGTTAAGGCTTTGTTTTCTTCCGCTTCAGCTTGTGATTGCTTTGCTAATTTTTCTTCAACACTGGCTTGTTCTTTCTTCGCTTTTTGCAACTGACGATTTTTAAAATTGGTAATAACGCTCATGGCTTTTCCTGCTTGCTAAAATAAAGTGAATGGTTTTAGAAGCCTTGGCGCACTTGCCTGCACGTAATTACAGGCAAGGCGGCAAGGTCTTCTACTAGCTTAAAATGTTAAACTACAGGTTTAGCGCCAATGTTCATTGCTGCTTCATCAACAGCGGCATAGGCTTCAAACTCTTCAACGGCATAACCTTCTTGGCGCCAGTATTTATCTTCATACTGCTTGCGGTCTTCCACGTTTTCAGATTTACGCTGTTGAGTGCCTTTTTGCGTGTAAATGTGCAAGTTAGACAGTGTAGTAACCACCATGCGTTTACCTGGGAAGAACGGCGGTGTATAAGCAGGCATACCACCAATTTGCTTATCCATTTTTTGTGCGGCTACTTTTTCACTTGGCTTGTCAGCTTTATTCATCATGCTTGTTTGCGCAGTAGCGGTTAAATCACTACCTACTAACACAACTAAGCGAGGGTCACTGCGCAAGGCTGGGTGAATAAGGGTGTTTTTTAGCTCAGTGGCAATAGCATCTAAGGTGGCATAATCACCGGCACCGTCAGGGTCAAAATACACGGCATCGGTCATGATTTGACCCGCTGCTTTGTCTTTAACAATTTGATGCCAGCCTTTGTTAACATCTTGACCTAGTGGGTTAGCCACTGGATCCGAATCTGCGGCAATTGATGTGCCGTTAAAGCCAACGCGCAACATATCAAGGGCAAAGCGCTTAGTGGCGTTTTGGTTCATCAGCTGCATAAACTGGTTTTTATTCCCTGCATTTGCCCATGTAGACAATAACGCCCATGTTAATGCTGAGCATGAATCCGTTTCGGTTAGTTCATAGTCGTGACCGTCTACACCTTGGCCGGTGACAAAACGACCACCATTTTTACGACCGGTAGCAATGGCATAATTGCCCACTTTAACCACTTGGCCTTTAATTTGGTCAACTGGCATGGTGGTGATCATGCTTAAGAACTCGACTGATTCAAGTAGTGCAGCGCGTAGCTTTGTTTCCATAGGAGCACTAACGGCAAATTGGCGCTCTACTGCGTCAACACCATAAGCTAGGGCTAGCTGCGACGAAAATTCTTGTAAATTAGCGCGTGCTATTTGATTTAATTGCATGGTTTTCTCACTTAAATAATTTGATTAATTGGTTAACTTTTTATTAGTTAAGGCATTTAACCTGGGGCTAAATGCCGATTGCTTCCCTGTTTTTTACTATCCCTGTGGATACGCTTAATTAAACAAGTGCTATGCTTTCGCCTTGCCCTGCTCCGTCAGGCTCTTGATTGTCCGTTTCTTTGCTTAATTCATTGAATTTGGTTTCAATGCCGTTAATTTTTTCAGTTAAGCCGGTAAGGCTAGTGGTTAACTGGCTGAATTGTTCGGTAGTTACACCGCCTGTTTCTTTACCTTCATCGGCGCCTTTGCTTTCATCGCCTGAACCTGTGTCAGCACCTTCACCTTTGCCCGCATCATCACCACCGCTTTCATCTTCTTTATTGAAGGTTTTCACTTTGGTTTCTAAATCACTGAATTTAGTTTCTAGGTCGCCAACTTTGTTGCTAATGCCGTTAACGGTTCCCATTAGGGTTTCAAATTGTTTTTCGTTCATAGGTTCGTCCTCGGCGTTGTCGGATGCTTCCGCTGCCTCTTGTGTTGTAGATAAAGGTGTTGAAAATAAATTTAATAGTTGTGTAAATAAGCTTTTTGCTTGGGCTTCTTTACTTGAATTGGTTGCCTGATCTTTATTGGTAAAAATAAAGTCGGTGCTGTGCAAGGTTTCTAAATGGCTGTAGTCGTGCTCTACTTCGTTTTCACCCATTGAGAATTTAAGTCGCGTGGTGCCTGTTGATGCGGGTGAGTCGGTTACTGCTAAACCTTGTAGGTAACACTTGCCACTACCTTTAAAATCGGTATTGGGTTCAATAGACATAAACAGCTTTTGGCCGTCTTTATTGGCATCAAGTAGGTAACTGTTGGCTGTTAATTTAACGAATAAACGAAGTTTGCCGCCTTTTTTACTGGCTTTTACTTCGTCTACTGTGCCCCAGTTTTTGCCCTCGAATGGGCCCCAGTTTGAGCGAAAATGCTCAGGCCAAATAACAGCGGTGTATTCGTCAAGTGAATAGGTGTCTGCCATTTCTTGAATCCATGCCTTGGTGATGGTACGACCGTCAACGGTTGCCCCTTCGGTTGCTGCTATTACCCAACCTGTTTGCGCACTGTTTTTACTTGGCATTGCAATTTTCCGCTTGCTATCTGTTGCTTAATTGCTGGCAGAATAGCCCCTATTTATCGGCGGTTCATCTGCTTTTCTTGTTGGGAATTCCTATATTTGCAAAACAGGAAATGATAAGTTTTTTAGGTAGTTATACGCTGATAAAAAGTAAATACACTGTCGCCAGTTATTAAACTTAGTGGGCATTTTATTTAGCACAATGGCTTATTCACCCGAAATTAGAGAAGCGGCAAAACGGCTTTATTTGCGTCATTGGACACCTGACGAAATACGCAGCGAATTAAGCTTACCTAATAATAGAATTATTTATTATTGGGCTGACAAGCATAATTGGCGTGACCTACTGCGTGAAGAAGATGTAGACGAAGCCATTGCCAGACGTATTGTGATGCTAACCGACATTAGCGACAAGTCAGGCAACCAAATTAAAGAGCTTGATATGCTGATAGAAAAGCATGTCAAACTTAAAAAGCAACGGGTAGATTTAGCGCTGAAAACGGCTAATGCTGAAGGTGCTAACACTGCAAGTAATAGCAAAAAACACAAAGGCAATAAAGGTAATTCAGGGCAAGGCAGCTCAGGCCAAGATAGCAGCAACAACGAAAAACGCAAAGGCCGTAAAAAGAAAAACGATGTTAGTCATTTAGAGGCCGAAGACTTTGCCACCTGGTATGAATCACTCTTTGAATACCAGAAAACCATGCATGAGAATTTGCACCAACGTATTCGCAATATTCTTAAAAGCCGCCAAATAGGTGCTACCTACTACTTTGCGGGTGAAGCATTCGAGCAAGCCGTATTAACGGGCGACCCACAAATATTTTTGTCTGCTTCACGAAGCCAAGCGGAAGTATTTAGAACTTATATTATTGCCATTGCACATGAGTTTTTTGAAATAGAGCTAACCGGTAACCCGATAGTTTTACATACGGCTCATGGTGATGCTGAATTACGTTTTTTAAGTACTAACAGCAAAACCGCGCAAAGTTATCACGGCCATGTGTATATAGATGAATACTTTTGGATAGGTAAGTTTGACGAGTTAAACAAGCTAGCCAGTGCCATGGCAACCCATAAAAACTGGCGTAAAACCTACTTTTCAACCCCATCAACCAAGGCCCACCCCGCTTATAATTTTTGGACGGGCGACCAGTGGCGACAAGGTAAGCCAGAGCGTGAAGATATTGAGTTTCCCAACTTTGATGAAATGCGCGACAAAGGCAGGCTATGCCCCGATAAACAATGGCGCTTTGTGGTTACCATTGAAGATGCTTTGGCGGGTGGCTGTGAACTATTTGATCTTGAAGAGTTACAAGACGAATACAATGCCGATGATTTTAACAATCTGTTTATGTGCATTTTTGTTGATGATGCCGACAGTGTATTTAAATTTAGCGACCTTGAAAAATGTATGGTTGATGCCACTCGTTGGCAGGACCATAAACCCAACACTCAACAGCCTTTTGGTAACCGTGAAGTATGGTTAGGTTATGACCCATCACGCACCCGTGATAATGCCACTTTGGTAGTGGTTGCACCTGGTGAAAAGAAAGGTGAAAAATTCCGCGTACTTGAAAAGCACTATTGGCGCGGTTTGAACTTTGCCCACCATGTTAGCGAAATTCAAAAAATATACGCTAAATACCGTGTTACTTACATTGGTGTTGATACCACGGGTATTGGCGCTGGTGTATTTGATTCAATAAGTACCTTATACCCACGTGAAGCCACCGCCATTCATTACAGCGTTGCCAGTAAAAGCCGTTTAGTGCTGAAAATGATTGATGTGATTGAAAGTGGCCGCATTGAATGGGATGTAAGCCATAAAGATATTGCCATGAGCTGCTTAGCGATACGGCGAACAACAACAGATTCTGGCGGGTCAGTCACTTTTAAGGCTAGCCGCGACAATACAACAGGCCATGCCGATGTGTTTTTTGCTATATCGCATGCCGTTATTAATGAACCGTTAAACCACGCACATAAGAGGCCATCATCATGGGCAATGCAGCACTAAATACTGACGTAGAACAACAGCCACCCGAAGAAGAAAAGCAAAATGCGCCTATTGTGTTTAGTTTGCCTGAGCAAGTGATGCCTGACATGTGGCTAACTGACTATGATTCATTATTTTTTAATTCGTCTGAAAACTTTTGGGAACCACCTGTAGATAGGCATTTACTGGCGAACCTAACAAGGCGCAATCCGCAACATGGCGGTATTGTGCAAAGTCGGGCAAAAATGGCCGCTTCGCGTTATGAGTCTGGCGGCATGACCAGCGAGCAAATAGAAGCCACTTTTTTAAATTTGGTGCAGTTTGGTGATGTGGCTTTACTAAAAATACGCAATGGTTTTAAGCAAGTGTTAAGGCTTTTTCCGTTGCCCAGTTACCGAACGCGCAGATCACTTGATGGTGGTGCGGTAGTGCTTGAACGTAATAATCAATTTAAACGCTATAAACCAACTGACGTGGTATGGGTGACTCAATATGACCCAGTACAACAAATTTATGGTGTGCCTGATTATTTGGGCGGTTTGCAAGCGGCCTTGTTGAATGAAGATGCTACTTTGTTTCGTCGTAAATATTATATTAATGGCGCCCATATGGGTTTTATTATGTATGCCACCGACCCTAATTTAGATGCTGATGTAGAAGAAGATATAAAAGAAAAAATTCAAGACTCTAAAGGCGTTGGTAACTTTAAATCATTATTTGTGAATATTCCCAACGGTAAAGAGAAAGGCTTGCAAATTATTCCCGTGGGTAATTTTGAAAGCAAAGACGAGTTTATGAATGTTAAGAATGTGTCGGCACAAGATGTATTAAATGCGCACCGTTTTCCACCGGGCTTAGCGGGTATTATTCCGGCCAATAATGCGGGGTTAGGCGACCCGACCAAATATGATGCTGTTTATTTTAAAAATGAGACAAAACCGCTGATTAAAAAATTAATTGATGCCGTAGCACAAGACAGTGAAGTTGGCGGTAGATTAAAGTTAGTATTTGACCTAGATAGTGATTAG